AAAGACTGTCGTATCGCCCGTAGGCGGCGGCACAGATACCAGCGTTAGCGCAGATACACCAGACGCAGATACATCTACGAAGATAAGGGATGCTATTCTTAATGCGACCGACTTTTATATTATTGCGAGATATAATCATAATAACAACGTCGTGTTGCCATCTTTACAAACCATATTGAGTCTTGTTAAATCGAAGGTGAATGAAACCGCACAAAATCATCTGAACGGTATCATAAGCGGTAGAGGCGGCGGCGGCAGCGGCGGTAGCGGCGGTAGCGGCGGCAATAAAAAGATATTGAATGAAATTAGCGAACAGCACGAAAAGACCATCGATACGTTCCGTAAGACGATTCGGATATACAAGGATATTTATGACATCTATTACAGTTATTTCATAGTAAGCATATTGGTAACGAACTTCTTTGTAATCTATGCGATATTGGTATTTATTTATCTTTTAATAAATATCGCCTTGTATTTTGGTATGGATTCTGTGGAAGACGGATATAACATCTACTATTTCTTTCAATTTCTAACGAACACTTGGGTTATACTACCACTAATGTTATATTATTTTATAACGTGTCCGATTATAATATTCGGGTTTAACTAAATGACGTTTAACTAACGTTTGGCTAATAATTAATTTATAAATATAAAATAAAGAATGGCTACGACTGTTGAAGAAGCGGAAGCGGTGGAAGCAGCAGCGGACGCAGGAGAAGCAGAAGCGGAAGCAGCGGACGCAGGAGCGTGTTTCGACGTATGCGAAACAACGAATCAAACGATTATTTTCATCATCTTTTGTGTCATTCTGCTTACGCTTGTCCTGTCCGTTATTATATTACTGTTAAATATAATCAACTATACCTTATTCACGGTGTATTGTATCAATGACAGCGTGATGGATTATGTTTCCGAAAACCCCGACGCAATAACCTTGAATGAAAAATATAAATACAGATTACTAAATTATGTCAAGAACACATTTGATAATACTCGTAATAAAAAGAATACGGACAAGAGCAACATCGACAAGAACGCGTCCGACCTCTACATCAACAAGACCATACAATATTATAATTACATCGTGAAAATGGTATTGCTCGTCGTCTTTGTAATCCTGATGGGTTTCCTGTATAACATATTTAGAATCGGCATTACAGTCATTAGCCAATGTAAAGACGATAATACGACCGAATGTAAATTGATATTGACTGAAATCTTACAGAAGGATACCTATATTTATTATATCCTAATCATCATCTGTATCTACGCATACGTCCATAGTTATATCTACACCTATTTTTTTAATAAAAACATATACAAGGAACTCTATGATATATACAATGAGAAATATAAAAAGATAGATACGGTGGTTTCCTTTTCCATCAACTATATCAACGACAATGATGCGGAAAAAGACAATGGACAAGATATTTCGCTATTTTTAAGGGATTTAAAGAACTTGTCCTACGACACGCTCGAACCCTTGATGAAAGACGGGAATACGTCGGGTTCGCCGTCGCCGCTGCTTTCGCTTATGAACGAAGGAATCATCAATAATAATAAGTTCATCGTCCCAATCGAATTGGAAGAGAATGAAGAAAACCTCAACAATCTATTCAAGAAGATTTATAAAACGCCCATCGCCGACATCGCCGATAGCAAGAAGCGGAAGTTGCTCGTTCATAAGATAACCCTATATTTAATCTATCACTATGTTGTCATAAGCAATATCGACGACCCGCTTATAATCCATAAAATGAATAATATCTATTTAAATCTCTTTGAGAATCTCTATGCGATGGATAATGATAAGAACAAGAAGGGCGACCCGAACTATTATTTAGAGCAAAATTACGATATCGCCGTGAAGGACGTGTTAAAAGAAATACGAGGTGCTTACACCATTAAATTGTTGCTACCCGCTTCGACCACCAAAGACGATTTATCATTGAAATTAAAGAAGAATGCCGAGTATATCGTCGAGTATATAAAGGCGTCTGACAAGAAGAAGAATCGTGCCACGACGGGCTATGTATCGATGCTTCTTCCCAAAGACGAAGGCATATTATTAGGAGAACTAAACAACGCGATTGATGTGTTCGCGGACGGGTTCTTCGACTATTATCAAGAAGACAAAACACCGGGCGATATTAATCGTGTCGTGTATAAAATCAATTTATATCTCGCGATTGAGATGATGGAAACGATAGTGTTTATTGTTGTTGTCTTGCTCTTACTATATAATTCGGGCAAGTATCCATATTTGGAAGACTATATAAATACGTCGATAACCTATGCGATTGCGATTATCAACGAACTAATCTCGGCGTTATTAGGGATTATTTAGCGTCGTCGCGATATAATTCTTATAATAATTACAGTATTCTGCCATTGCCGCTTCTTTCTCCATTCCCCTTATGCCATCCCACGCAACCCACTTCGCATAAGCCTTGTAATAGATGATATATGGCGAGGGAATATTACAATCGCCCTCCGTAGCCTGTTTGTAAAACTTGTAAAAATCCAGTTTAATCGCATCGCTCAGATTGAGTTTCTCCATATCAACCTCTTTGAGTTTCGCGAGAACACATTCGAACTCCGAGGCGATTTCCATTTTCTTAATAATTTTAATATATAATCATATCCTTATATTCATTTCGGTATATCGTAATTGACAAATATCGCAGGGTTCGTTGATAATTCATCTTTATTTATTCTATATATGGTATCATACACTGATATGGAGGAAGATGTTTCATTTCTTAGTTTTTCTATTATCAACATAATCGCCCCTGTATTCGCGGATATTTTATCCCAATTTATTCTATCTTTTCCTGTATTAGCCTTATGCCTTCTATCATAAGTTTGTTCTCTTTCCCTATCTATCTTGTCTTTTAGTAATGTAATCGCTTCTGGATGCGGATTACCTGATAACGCATCCCAATTGACATTATTACTCCACCCACCACCAGAAACAAGTTCGATATCTACATATTCTTTTAGCAATGAAATCGCTTCATCTGTTGGGTTCGCTGATAATCTCGTAAAATCTATATACCATTTATAGATACTGATATCAGACCTTTTATATACTGCTATTTTTTCTTTTTCTTTTTCTTCTATTTCCCAATCTATCTTGTCTCTTAGTAATGTAATCGCTTCGGGGATTGTACTTTCTGATAAAGGATACCATTTGATATTTTGCGATTGATGGTATTTTTCATATTCTTCTCTCATCAATTCAATTACATAAAGGTTTGGATTATATGCTTTAAAAACTTCTTTTCCATCTATCATTCCTAATAATTCACGAGGAGCGAACGGATTACTTGCTAAATATTTCATATCCAGTTTATTAAAGTTTGCTTTCTCAATTAATATGTCTGTTAATTTGAAAATTTGCGGATGTTTTGACAATTCTTCAAACTTTATTCTATTTGATACAGGGTTACTTTTATATTCTTTTCTTATCAATTTAATCGCATTTGGGTTCGCAGATAATTTATACCAGTCTATAACTTTGCGATGATTATAAGGTAAATGTTGATTTTCTACCGCTATCCATCTTTTTAATAATTTAATCGCTTCTGGATGCGGATTACCTGATAACGCATTAAAATTTATTCTATTTGGATTACGCTCATATTCTTTCTTTAAGATACTAATCGCGTTGGGATTACTTGATAAAGCATCCCATTCCAGTTTGTCTGAATCTGGGTTATCCTTGTATATTTTTCTCAAAATCGAAAAAACCTTGGGGTTTTTATTCTTCGCTAAGTTATGGTAAAAATCTTTTAATTTCTCCTCATCGTCTCCAATCCGTACAATGATTTTTATTATTAACGAATTAGGTAGTCGAGGATTTAATGCCAAGTATTCAAAGTTTAGGTTCTCTAATGATATCCCATCATCCACAAAATATTTCAGGGATTCTTTATACTTTTCGTGAATTGTGTAAAGGAGTCCAGACATTGACAACGCCCTACTAACATCGTCTTCATCGCGTATACCTTTTTTTATTAATGCGTCAAACATCATCTTCGTATATTCATTTCTTTCTTCAAACATCATCTTCGTGGGACTTTTGGGACTACTTTTAGGACTACTTTTGGGACTACTTATGGAACTACTTATGGAACTACTTTTGGAACTACTTTTAGGCTTACCCAACATCAACTTATATACTATATGTCAATTTATTTTTTATAAATCCTTTATATAATAAGAAACCAGAATGAAGAAACTGCCTTTTATCATCATCTTTGACATCGACCACGCGATAATAGGCAATATATCGACCGTGATTGAAGAGTGGCATTTGCTTGAATACATCTACAATATTTGTAAGAAGAAGGGCATCCGCACGAAATGTCCTTTTCCTAACTTGGATTTTCAAGACGAATTGAAGAACGGCTTATTGCGACCGAATACGAAAGACTTTATCACCTTTTGTAATAAGAAGTTTAAAAACGCCGAGGTATTCTTATATACGAATAGCAGTTATGGATGGACGAATGGCGGACTTGGGATAAATATAGAGAAAGCCCTGAAAATCAAAATAAACCGCCCCTTCTTTACGAGAGAGAACTCCTTGACGATGGGTAAATCACTTGCAAACACGTATCCGATTATGATGAAATCATTGGCGAAGCGATACCCATCCTTGAAGGATGAAAATAACAGCGAATATGTATTACAGAACAGGTTAATCTTTATCGATGACATCGCAGATAATATTATTCAATATAAGGGAAGGCAACTCGTCTGCCCTCGTTATAACTTTTGGAATAAATATGATGTATATGCTAAGTTGCTTACGAAATATAAAATTGCTCCTGAGGTATTCGATGATAAGGATATTTTAAACTATTTACACGAAAATAGTATCAGTGTGTATAATGCGAACGGGAACGAATTTCAAAAAAACAAAGAGTATATCGCGATTGCCAAGGCGTATCGAGCGATACGCGATGAACTCACTCGAAAGCAGGAGATTGCCGATGGCAATGGCAATGGCGTTGCGGATGACGCCAAAGACGCCTATTTCAATAACCTGATAAAGGAACTTTCCAAGAAAAAGATAGGCGACGAAGTCTTGACGGACAAGAATATAGGGATGCTAAATGCTAAATTGCTATCGCGAGGAACTGCTACTTGAACTTTTGGGTAAATCCCTTCGTGAGAAGGAAAATACGGCAGTCGTAGCCCCGTCAATTTTTAATGTTTTTATAGTGTCTGGCGTTGTCATTCTTAATTTTTTTATTTTATCAAGAAAACCCGTATCGTCAATATCGATATTACTTAATTCTATATTTAGATTTTTAAAGCGTCGCAAATTATCTATAAATGCTTCGGTACATATGATACTATCAAACGTTAGGTTGTCTATTTTAAAAGTATCGGGGTTATGGCTACACGATGCTATTAATACGTTTATAGCATTATTGATACGCACGTTGCCGATTTCTAATGTCTTGACGTTCGCAAAGAGTTCGCTTCTATGTAATCTTGAAAAATCAAACTCTTTTTCAAAGGATATTTTGCCATATAACGATACGGTTTTAATATCAGTATTCGATAAAAGTGTAGTAAGAATATCAATAAATCGATTACTTATCTTCACATTGTGTAAATACACAGTATGGGCGTTTCGCTTCTTCTCAGGGACGCTAAGGGTTTTAGCGGCTAATAAAACCCTTATCACATTATTCGCATCCACCTTATTTAATGAAAGATTGAGTAATTCAGTCGGTAATTCATTAATCAAATTAAACGGCGTCCTTGGTGTCCTTGGATGTGATAATTTAGGCATAAGTTCTATATATAAGTATTATTTATTTTTATTCATTCTTCATTCATTCATCCTTCATCCTTCATTACATCTCTTTTAATCGCATTATAATCGCATCGTCTTTGATTGTATAGCCTTCGATATTGTTGCGAATCTCAAAGTTTATATAGAGACACTCTGATTTGTGAATATTATTACGTTGTCGTATGATTTTCCGATATAAGGACGCGTTTTCGCCCTTCATTTTTATTAGGTTATTCGTGAGCAGCGTAAGCGACGTGAGCGACGTGAGCGGCTGCGAAGCATCTGTATTGCCATCAAACCACATATAGAGACCAGTGTCATAATCGCTTTTTAGCAAATTACCAACGTGTATATTGTAGGCTTCTTTGTGCAACTCATAAAAGTCGTATAGGCGGATTCGAATGAATTGCCAGAAGGACAAGAGCATCAGGTATAAGTCGGCGAAACACGCGAACGGCTTCTCGCGTTCCAAGATAAAATACTCGCCCACGTCATCTATATAGATAGCGTAGGTTAAGTCCCAATTATGCGTAGTTTTTTTCATAAAACGTATAAAGGTTTTCGCAATCACCTTATCTAAATATGCGTATAGATTCAACGGTATCTTTATTTTATATATCCGATTCATCGCCGCCACGCCGATATTCGTCACACCGATTGAAGGTGTCATCAAGTGTTTCTTATATAAGGAAATGATTGAACCTTCGGTTGAACCTTTGGTCGAACCTTTGGTATGTCGGCGACTGCGTGATATGTGGATATAGTGTGCGAGATAATGTACGAGATTGAGTTTCGGTTCTTCTTGATATGCGAGGAAATGCATGAGATTTTTGTAATGCTTACGGTTGCTCTCGAATCTTAGCAACTCCTTTAATACGCTTGAATATCTATTTTTATACACGTGGTTATAGATGAGTGCCTTGATGTCGTCAGGCAATTCCTCCAAATAGTTCGACGTAAATTGACTCGTAAATTGACTCGTAAATGGACTCGTAATTAGACTCATTTCATTCTTTATTTATTATAATTATAAATATCTTTTATGTGTTGGTAGAAAATATAATATTATTAAGATATAAAGAGATATGTCGATATTACCCCGTCCTGTCTTACCACGCCGTCCTGTCTTACCACCACCCTCATCTCGACAGTCTCCGTCTGACATGCAATCTGAACCGTCGCTAAGGATTACCAGCAAGAGTAGCAAGAATAGCAAGAACAGCAAGAACAAGAAGAATAG